TCCTGGCTCCTTCCTTGGTATATATACGAAATCACCACACCCCTGTTCCGAAGATCTAGCAATTCGCCGGATTGAGCGCTGGTCTTTGCAGTCGGCTTCTCGGTTCTTGCTCCAGGGTTTTAAGCGTCTCGATAAAAAAAACAACCTTCAAAACAAGTTCCGTGTTGCTCAATGTCTGCGGCTTCCTGTCGGTCGAGCAGTACACATTAAATCAAAAAATAAAACCGCCCATTATCAGGGCTTAGGCGCTTGCGGGTCGGTTTGGACGTGTCCAATCTGCGCGGCGAAAATCTCTGAACGTCGAAGAAAGGAATTAACCTATGCTGTCGAACATGCAAGAGAACTCGGCTATATCGTCCTGCTGGTTACAACAACAATTCCCCATTCTCAAAACATGCGATTTCAATACATTGCGGATCGTTTCAATCAGAGTCGTTTATTATGGCGAAATCGCAAACCCTGGAAACGATCAGTTGACCAACACGGTATACGCGGAACTATTAGAGCTTTGGAAGTTACGACCGGCAAAAATGGATGGCATTTGCATGTCCATGAATTGTTTTTCTTGGATTCGAGATTTCGAAATACTCCGGAAACGCGCGAAAATTTGAAATTTGAATTATATCATCAGTGGGCTTCTGCTGCTGTTTCTGCTGGTTTTAGTCGCCCTTCCTATGAGCATGGTCTTGATGTTTCTAATGGTGATTATGCGGCTCAATATGTCGCGAAGTGGGGCATAGAACATGAGATTACAAAAGGCCATATCAAAAAATCTAATAAAGGTTTTTCTCCGTGGGATCTCCTGCGCTTGTTCTTGGAAACAGGGGATTTAACACACGAGGATTTTTCATCTTTAAAATCTCCCGAGTTCTCACCAGGTTCATATTTTCAAGAATTCGCCTGCGTCATGTTTGGCAAGGCACAGCTTTTTTGGTCACCAGGACTGAAAGAGCTTTTGAATGTTGACGTGAAAACGGATGTAGAGCTTGCTAACGAAGAAATAGAAGATGATTTTCATATCGGAACTTTAAATCTTGCTCAATGGCGGGTCATTCTCTCACACGACAAACGCGGCACCATTTTAGAAATTGCCAACATTGGCGGTATGCCTGCCGTTATTGAATATATCGACAAACTAATGCAGCGCGGAAACTTCCGTAAAGACAAGTCAATACCATTTTAAGGGGGCTGTCATGACATCACTTGATAGGGAACTTTACACCATCGAAGCAAATCATCTTTTTGAAAACTTTGGTTTGTCGTATGGGCAAATCGCCCGATACCTAAAGAAGCATTACGATATTGAAATTCATCGTTCGACTGTTTTTCGTTGGTTGAATAAATGAGACGTTATGTTGCAAAATCAACATTTCGTTTTATTTTTCAATTCTATTCGCTTATTGTCATTTTGCGGCCTGGATCAGCCAGGAGCAAAACCTACAAGGGGTCAATCATGGCAAAGTTAAATCTAAAAGGGATGATCGCTTCTGCGTTTGTCGGGCCTGACAAATTCAACGGCGAAATCCGTAAAGATGAAAAGGGCGTTGACAAGGTAAAGCGTGTTTTTGATGTGCTCGATCTTGAAGCGGAACAAACTACTGTTTTCAAGATCAAATTCACCGCCGACCAGGAAGAGCAAATCAATAAGCTCATGCGGAAAACTTGCATGATCGTGGCCGATGTCGGCACTTACAACAAATTCAACTTTTACAATCTCATCTCGATTCAGGCGATTAACTAATGTCTGAGATTCAGGGCGACCAGGTTATCTTGGTTATTTTCTGCATCGGTCTTGTGGTGGCTTTTGCGCTCGGCTTTCTCAAAGGGGGGCAATCATGACAGGCATGACAGCCTTGGAAATTGTAGGGGCACTATCTGGCGCTTTTATCTCCGGTTGGGCGCTCGGTATCTCCCTACTTGCCTTTAAAAAATTTATGCAAATCGCCGGTATTCGGTACTAAAGGAGCTTTTACAATGAAAAAAATTCAGCTTTTCCTGCTTTCTCTCTGCGTCATGATCGCCATGGGCGCAACCTCTGCTTTTGCTATTCTGTCGGCTGAAGCCACCGCCGCTCAAGATGCTGTTGAGGGTTTGATCGTCGACATGTCCGGCCTTGGTTGGTCTATTGCTACCGCTTTGATCGTCGCGCTGGCTGGTATCGGCCTGTTTAAAAAGTTTGTATCAAAGGGCGGCGCTCGCTAAACAACTCCACCACAAAACCAAAAAAGGCCGATCGTTTACGCGGTCGGCCTTTTTCTTTAGGTGACTTATGAAGTATTTTTTCTTCTTTCTCGGTTTGTTAATTTTCTTTTTAACTATTCCTTCTTATGCTTCTGCAATTACGTGGACTGAATGCGTCGCGAATCCGGCTTATGGAACTTTAGGTCCTAACAGCTGTGGTACCTATGTTGCGTGGCCGGTTAGTGATTCCAGTTATTATTGGTTGTTTAGTTCTCCAAATACCGCGACAAAAAATACTCAGACACCAAGCAATTATGCGTTATATGCTCAAACTTGTACAGAGCCACCGCCACCTTGTGAAACCGCTTATATGTATCAAATTGACGGTCCTACTGGCCTTATGGGTTGTAAGGAAATTAATTGTAGCAACCAAGTCGTTCCTGATTCTTTTTGCGAACCTGGTCCAGAAAATGTTTTTGATAATCCAATTTGTTCAGATGGTGAAATCACCGAGTATGGTGGCTCTTTTGAATATGAAGAGGGTAAAGACTGCGGCGGGATCTGTTCTGCTGATTGCATTGCAACTTGCCCCCCTGGTACACAATCAGAAACGGTCACAATTGAAGATCAATCTCTAACAACGTGTTCACAAATTGTTCCAGCGTCTAATTATGGCATGTGTCCTGATTTAGTAGAATGGGAATATAATACTGATACCGGTCTTTGTTATAAAGATATCGACCCTTATTTATCTGCTAATATCGCCGTTCTTCCTGCCGTTGAAGATCCGTATGAGTCCTCTTCTGAATCTTCTTCATCTTCATCAACTACGTTAACGGCAAATCCTGACGGAACGGTTACAAAAGAAATCACGACAACAGCCACCGAATCGGACGGGTCTGGTGGCGTGTCTAATTCAACATCAACGATAACAGAAATCTATGATGCCCTTGGTGAGTTGATTAGCTCTACAACGTCAGGCAATACTTCTCTTAATACGAAAACGTCTGATTTAATCGGCTCTCTCGTAGGTTCTCAAGGTTCTCTAAAGTCGGCTATTGAATCTGGAAACAGTGAATCACTTTCACAATTGAGAAATGCTAATCTTGAATTAAATCAAATTACCGGCAAGCTAGAAACAATCAATCAAACAATCATTGATACAAATGGTTCTCCAACTCAAGAGGACAAAGATATTGCAATTGATGGTTTGGATACTTCTGGCAATACTCAGTTAGATACCTTTCAAGCGTCCCTAGATTCAGAAGCTCAAAGCATCGTTGATTCTTATAATCCTGATACAACTTTATATCCAACTCCACTCGGTACAAATATTAGAGACTTTTATCTTGGCATTATTCCAGATCCTCAAGAATGCTCGCCGGTGACGTTCTCATCACCCCTGGGCCGGTCTATCACAATCCCCTGCAAAACTTTTGATATGTCAAGAATGATTTTTTCATGGATTATTTCTTTACTCACTGTTTATGCACTTTTTCACATTTTTGTTGAGACTAAATAAAAGGGGGTTTTTATGCCTTGGTTAGCGGCTTTTCTCGGCGGTATTCTTGTTCAGATCATAAGTTTTTTCATGAAATATGTAACCCGGGTTGTTGCTGTAAAACTCGGATACGTTGCATTGTTTACGGCGTTATTGATCACTTTTGCAACCTTCATCTTAGCGTTGATGAACTCGGCTATAATGGTTCTCCCTGCGACTTACGGCACTCTCCTGTCCTATTTGATCCCCTGGAATTTGTATTTATGCGCGTCTATCATTGCCACGGCTCATCTTGCTAAATGGATGTTTCAGTTTAAAGACAAACTTCTTCGCTCAATCTTCCCTCAGTTTCCAGGGATTTAATCATGCCTGATTATGCAATTACTGGAAAAAAAGGAAATGGTAAGAGCTTGGTTGCTGTCGCTCGCATTCAGGATTATCTAAAAAAAGGTTTGCCCGTTGCCACCAATCTAGATTTAAAACTTCATAATCTCGTTGGTAAAGATAACAAAACTGCGCGCGTTATACGTATTCCTGATCATCCGACTGGCGCGGATCTCGCTATTCTTGGCGTTGCCAATAAAACACCGAATGAAGAATTCAACGGAATCCTTGTTTTGGATGAAATGGCCATTTGGTCTAATAGTCGTGATTTCAAGGCGGCGAATCGTCAAACCTTAATAGACTGGCTCGTCCAGGCGCGCAAAGATGGATGGGATTGTTATTATCTGGTTCAAGAAACGACCATGGTAGACAAGCAAATTCGCGAAGGTCTTTTCGAGCATGTCGTTCAGTGTCGGCGTATGGATCGTTTAACTATCCCTATTCTTAATGGCCTGTCTAAATTTTTCCTTGGTCGTAAGGCGTCCATGCCCCGTGTTCATATTGGTTTTGTTCGCTACGGTGACGGCGGTAGCTCGTCCTTGGTTGTAGATCGATGGGTTTATCGTGGAACTCAGTATTTTTCTTCTTATAATACTAAACAAAAATTCAGATCAGATTATCCTCACGGCCCTTTTTCTTATCTCCCGCCCTGGTTCACTCATGGCCGTTTCCGGACATTATACTCAAAGGCTAATATTATGCGATTAACCAAAATTTTATGGCGTAAACATTCGCGGCCTTTTTTCTTTCTTGCTGGGCTTTCGTTAGCTACTGTTTTACTCCTGGCAGTGTTTTTACGTGGTGCCGAAACGCAGGCCGAACCGATAAACATTGACATGCTTGATAAACTTCGCTCTGCATCAATTATCTCCTATATAAATTTACCTGGTCGGGTTCCTCGTCATGTCCTCAAATACTCTGATAATTCAGAAGTCAGTTCTGATGAACTATTAAACATGGGCTATGTGCTAACAGATTTTAGCCGTAACGCCGTTACTGTTTCCAAAGGGGGCCAAAGTGTGGTTATCAATCGTTAGTCTTGTCCTGGGGCTTTTTCTCGCCTCTCCTGTGTTTGCTTTTGATTTCGATCTGGAAAACGGCAAGCTCTCTGATTTGTCTACCTGGGTGGCAACCGTTACTGGGAAAAATATCATTATTCCCGCTTCCCTGGATGCTCCGGTTACTCTCAATATTAAAGCGGTTCCTCTGGATGCTGTATTTCCGATGTTTAAATCTGTTGTGCGCTCTACCGGCAGTAGTTTAGACAAAGATGGCGATTTTTACATTGTGTCTCCTGGGCTTTCCTTGGCTTCCGGTCCTGTCGACATCCGCGGAGCGGACGAGGCGGGGCCGGTAGCCATGGAAACCTTTTTTCAAGAGGTAAAACTTGATCCTTGTCAGATCTTCGCCGTCAACGCCTTAAATATAAATGTCAATTCCTTGCTTCCTGCGCTTTCTGCCCTGGTCAATTCTGGTCTGTGTTCGGGTGAAAGTGCTTTTGTTCCTCCTGGTGGCAATGTCCTGCTTATTAACACCACGTTAGAACGGATCGAAGATATAAAATCTATAATCTCCGTCCTCGATGTTCCCGCGTCGCGTTTGCTGGTTCGTGCTGTCGTTTTTGAGGAGTCGTTAACCGATGCTGAAAATTTGGGTGTTAATCTCTCCGCTGGTGGCATGTCCGGATTGATCAAGTCATTGGCTCCAGGTGTCGCTCTTTCTCCGGTTGCCGGCGGCGGTGTTCTCTCGATGATTCGCGGTGATTTTGAAGTGTTGGCAAATGCGGTGATATCCTCGGATCGTGTCAAGATTCTTTCAACTCCTGAGATCCTCCTTGATGATCGTTCACAAGGGCGGGTGTCAGTCGGCCAAAATGTTCCTTTTATCACGGGTCAATTCAAAACTAACGAAACAGGCGGTACTGACACGTTCCAGACAATTGAACGGCATGACGTTGGCGTTTCTCTCTCTGTCTCGCCGGTCGTGCTTTCTCCTGGCGTTTTTAAATTGCAGATCCAGCAGGACGCATCCAGCGTCAGCTCTTCAACCGTCGCATCTGACGTAATCACCAACACAAGAAACATCAATACGGTGATCACAGTTCACGCAGGAGAGGTGATTTATTTGGGTGGCCTTTACTCTGAGGATTCAAACGGATCTGATATAGCTGTACCGCTTCTGTCTAAAATCCCTGTTCTGGGCTGGTTGTTCAAATCTCATAAAACTGAAATTATAAAGCGTCGATTATCTGTAATTTTGTCTGTTGAGACAGTTTGACTTTACCTTATATTGTGGCTGATTTTGGCTTTTTTTGCTCACCAGGTGAACGGATCGGAAAGCTCGAGCCTTGAAATTCGCCTTTTTGCCTCTAATAAAGCACACGATGTGGTAATTGTGATAATTATAAATAAAATCATCTTTTTAAAATAAAACTTCATTTTTATATTGACTTCCTCTTTTTAAAGTGGTACTTTAGGTTAACTTAAACATGAGGAGGTACAAAAAATGAATGATCAAATTACTTACGAGATTCATGAAGATTTATCAATTGCAAGGTTTTACATCAAGGCCGGTTTTCCTTACTGCTATGTGACAGACAAGATGACTAAGAACAATATCATGATCGTTGCACAATCCATGCGGTCACTTGGCTACACTGTAATAGATAGAAGCATTTCAAGATAAATATCAAACAGCCCCGGCTTCTGCTGGGGCTTATTTAAAACAGGAGCTTGTTAATCATGAATATCCAAATAGAAGAATTCCAAAAGCTAGCAAAAGATTCCGGTAAAATACATCTTTGTATATTTGATGGCAAAATATCTTTAATGATACATAACCACGGCATTCCAGGTGTTACTTATTTCCTTGCAACCGTCCAGAACAAAACAAAGATATTTAAAAGTATTGCTTCTTTCGAAAAGTTTCTTTGCAAATATCCTGACTTTTATGATTGTGAAATGTTTTTAAGTTGTCCATCTGTTACATCGATTCAGATTGGAGTCTAATAATTATGAAAGATTTTAAATTACTCTCTACTATTTGCATCTGGCCCGATGAAACATGGTGCTATTTTGAAGCAATTAATTGTTACACCTGGAAATCTGACGATTATCTTAGTGTGGAATTTGATGAACTACAGAATTCGCCTGAAGAAATCGTTGAAATTTGGCGTGATGCTCTTTAGCTCTTTAGCTCTTTAGCTCTTTAGCTTTTTATGCGTTTACGAGCTTGCGAGTGCATCCCCAACCGCCCTTGTTTTTAAAGGCTTCTCTTTCAACAACCGTTTTTGACTTTATTATGATTCTCTCTATGTTTTAAAGGATTAGTATGAGCAATTCAACTACAGTAAAAAAGGGAAGGCCGTCAAATCCTGATTCTAAGGTGTTTAGAAACGTAGGACTACGCCCTGCAGAATGGGAATACCTTTCTATGTGGTTTGATTCTACCAACCCATCCATGCAAGTTTCAGAATTAATAAACAGAGCTGTTCGTTTTTGGCCTTCTGGCCCTTTAAAATTTCGTTAAATAATAGATAGACAAAAGTTACACCAGGTTATAAAACTAAATGGCATAAGAAAGCGCGGGAAGTTCATTAGACTTCCCGCGCTGGTAAGATCGCCCCGTTCTGTCCAACGAGGTCTTAAAGTGAGTCTACTAAATCCCGCATCACCTGTCAATCCTGGCTCCTTCCTTGGTATATATACGAAATCACCACACCCCTGTTCCGAAGATCTAGCAATTCGCCGGATTGAGCGCTGGTCTTTGCAGTCGGCTTCTCGGTTCTTGCTC